GATTGGCGATTAGACTTTCTGACGTTTGAGTCGCCTTGCTGCGCCGCATCGTATCGTTCTGATGCGTGCTGAAAAGTGAACCTTTCGCCAATACTTCGTTGCTGCCGGGTGTAACGACTTCGCGCCGCTTGAACCATCCGAACATGATGATCGCCCTATAAATGACAAACGGCCCATTTTACAATGGGCCGTCTAGGGCGCTATTTCGGTAGGTAATCGTCCGGTTCAGCGTATCGCATGTCTTCGGATTTCAGTCCTGCGCCGCGATGGGTCCGACATCGCTTTGCATCTTCGACCCTAACTCGCCACATCAACAAACGTAGGTACATCGTCAAACTTGCCGCAATCTGTTTTCCCTGCTTATCAGTCGGCTGATAAGCCACATTCGCGTCATCCTGCACCAGCTTATTCGGTTGCCACAGTTCCACATCACCCCCATAACGTAGGAGTCACTATAGTAACACCAAACCGGTACTAACGGTATTGGTTTTTAATGTTGCTATTTTGTGACGGTAAAAGTTACCTGGGTCATAGCTACAAAGGAGGTGTCCCCGGCTGCATTGCGTCGCGCTTCGTTTGGCGTTTCGTGAAGCGAACCGATACTGAACCTGCCCGATGTCAAACGATAAACATTTGCGTACATGACAATATCTTGCGTCGTTTGCTTCATGCGCAAATTTCCGGTGCCGAATATCGTAAAAACAACATTCTCAAATTCGATGACGGGTGAACCGCATGGGCGTAGACCGATGAACTGACAATCTTCCCATGACAAACCAGTGAAATATTCGATCGGTTCACCACGCTTTGCTGCCTCGATGTCGAAAGGTTTGTTCTCTTGCGGTTTGACTGGCGGCACGGATGCGCGCAACACTGCGTTTTCTTTCGTCAACTCAGCAACTAGTTGAACAGCTTCGCTACGCAATCGCTTCATCACTTCTAGTTCTTTCTGCAAAGAAGCAAACTTGCTAAAAATGCGAGACTCGGTGATGTCGGAAGGTTCTTGTTTGAAAGAATTGATCAATTGACGTAACGTTTCTTGTTTGCTCATGATGGCGTTCTCTCCTATGTGATGTTGACGCACGTCAAGTATGCCACCGTTACTAACGATTTGTCAAAAGAAAACGCCCCGACAGTGCGGGGCGTTTGGTCGTTGTAGGGAGCTTGCTACAAGCACTACTTGCGCCGAGTTACCGGGGACTAGCCCGCACTAACCGATGCCAAGGAGGGAACACGGTCTAGGCAGCTTGGGCGGCGTTCGCATTACTGTGCAACGACTGACACACAGTCTAACACAACGATTTTTAATTTCCCTGCGAACGATCGCGCAGCCACGCTTCGAAATTCGCCTTAATAGATTGAATGCGCTTCCTGTAATCCGCGTCGGGTTCACCACCGTTGCGTGGCGTTTCATAGAAATCGCCGATAGCATCCAGGTCTATGCCCGTTGCAATCGACAGGTGAACGCCTCCGATGCGCTCTGCGGGCTGCTGGGGCTTCGGTGCAACACGTTCGCCCGTGTCATAGACGACGATGCCGCCGATTTCGAACTCGGTGCTCCATCTGCCGTCGTGCGACCATTCATCCTCGTTTTCCAGGTCTTGCCGGTACCCCTCGCGCACGTAGGCCGGAGCGTCGTTCGGGTGCATGTAGATCATGCCCAGCACGGCGTTAAGCAACGCGTCGCGCTCGTTGACGAATGTCGCTTGCGGATAATCCGACTCGCCGTATCCGATGACGATGTAGCGCGCGTCCTGCTGCTCCCCCTTCGCTTCGGCCGATGCGCTTGCGGCGAGGATGGTGCGAAGCGTATCTACATGGATGATTTCATGGCTGCTTTCGGACATGACCGATGCACCGTGCGCTAGCAAGTAATCGTCTTGTTGCGTGAATCCGTTTTCGAGCAATGCGTCGCGGACGCGATTGAACAGTTCGTCAGTCATGCTTCCGACCATCCGGTTGTGATGTAGCTAACGCTAAGAAATAGCGCACCGACAGCAACAAACAGCGCACCAGCAACAATGAGAGTTATCATTTCGGACCGTCCGCGTCGTGAATGCATACCCAATCGGCATGTTGATATGTCGAACTCAACTTATCGACGACCGCCTTACCGGCAGCTTCGCACGCGTTCTGTTGATTCATACGCACGCTCGATACCGCGATATCGTCATTGTGTGACATCAGACCAGCATGGATGACGATGATTAATAACCAATTCATCGCATCCCCCGCACGCGTCCAATCATACGATAGTTGCCCATCGCAAGCGGTTTCTCCGGTACAAGTTCGACCGTAACTACAAAACCTTGCGCATGTGCAGCGTCGAGCACGTCTTGCAATCTCGCGCGTATCGATTCTTCCCATTCGTGTACAAGCGGGATGAATGCGTGATTCCCGCTACGCGTTGTTTGCGGCGCATGCGCATCGTGCGCCATCCAATCAAAGTTCTCCATGCTCGACACTCCGTTCGTTGACGACGCGCCAATCATGCCATCGTTACTAACGGTTCGTCAAGCGAACAACGAAGAACGTTTTTCTTCCGGCGCGTACAGAATCATCACCATATCGGCATGGTTCGGCGAGCGCGTGCCGTCCGGTGTCTTGTCAATAAGCAGCTTGCCAGTACCGTCGATGTCATACGTTGGTTGCGATAGTTCGGCGACGAGCTTGGTACGGATGTGCGGCGCGATGTTTTCGCTGATGCTGATGAGTTCGTCAGCCGGGAACACTGCCCCATCTGTTACGGCTCGATGCGTCTTTTCGAACCGCTCACGCAAACTCCACCAGGACTGGGCCTTGTAATTCTTGAAGAAGTCTTCGTTCTTGCGAGCACCTACGCCGCGATCGTCACCTTTGAACACTAACTTAGTTGGATTGACGACCGCACCGGAGCCTCGGAACGGTTCGAACTTGCGCTGAAAACCCTTGCGCTCCGGTCGGCTGTTGATCTGTGCCGCATCGCCACGCACGCCCGCGCCGAGTCCATCAGAGTCGAATTTACAGTTGTCATAGCCAAACTGATCACATCGTAAAAATGCTTGTTCCGTAGTCCAAAATATCGTCTTGCCTTGGCCGCTCCAACTATCGATATGCTGTAACTCGATACCGTGCCGACCGCCCCAAGCGTTCAAGTCTAAGCCTTCATCGGCCACGTCAAGCGCTGATGTCTTCGCGCCGGTAACGACGATGCCGAGTTTACGAGCCGCGCCGATCGCGGACTGCACCCATGCGGACGGTATGACCACGCCTTGTTTGGATGCTGAATAGTCCAGGTCGATTTCCTGAGCCACAATCAACGGATTCAAATTCTCCAATTGTCGTCGATACCATGCGTCGTCCTTGCGCGGATCGTCCCGCCATCCGAACGTGAACACTCGATGCTCCGGCCAACTGTGGCGTTTCTCAGCAAACGGATTGTCTAGACCGTTGACCGAGCTAATATCGATGCGGCATTTCGTATTCTGTGACAATGCAGCATCGATCAAATGGGGCCGCTCGATAAACGCCGCCTCATCAACGAAGTAGATCGATGCTCGCCCACCCCGGCCGATATTGTCCCCCGCCTCACCCCGTATGATTGCTCCAGTTGTCGGGATGGTGACGAGCAGACCCTTATCACACTCCCGTCCACCCATCACCCAATTACCCCGGAACTCTGCCGGTACAAGCGATAGGAACATCCGCACTTTGAAGAATAGACAGTCGGGGTCGCCCGCACGATCGACGAGCATTTCTTTACGTGAGCCAAATCCAGCCGTGAATCCATCATTGAACAGTGCGAGCGTGGATGCGAGCGCAACGCACATCCAAGACAGGCCCATGTCTCGCGATTTGTCACTTACCGCAAACTCTTGCGCTTTCCACCGATCGAGCACCCATTGCAAGAACTCGCGCTGCCGTGGAAACAGCACTAACGGAAAGATAGCGGGCTGATCTGTACCGACGTTGCGAGGGTCAAACGTGCAACCCCAATCCTCGATGAAATCGATAGGATTGTGTCGGTAGTGGATCTTGAGTGCCGACAGCAACATCGGATCGGCGCGGATGGCACGCAGCTTATCGACGCGCCATTGAAAGATGCGCGGATAGTCCGGGTGCTTGAAATCATGTTGATATGGATACGGCATGAAAAAGGGCCATGATTGTAGTCATGGCCCTTATGGTACGACGGGTAACGGTTGCGTTATGCCAGTTCTAATTGAGTTCGCAAGAAAATGACAGTCGGACCAAGATCAAGCGCTACAGTGATGTATTGATCGTCCGGCCCGGTAATCTGAACGATGATTCCTGTTGCATACTTCGGCACACTCTGACCGCGCGCATGACCTAGAAATGTTGGCGCTTCTTCGTTAATGCGCACCTTATTCCCAACGTTCACAGTCCACCCCGCGCATCCGCGACACCTGGCGCAATGATGTTCAGCGCAAGCAATGCGAGTTCCAAACGCGTGCGCGAAGTGCGCGGCATGCGGGCAAGTTCTATCAGATCGTTAGCTATCAGACTCATTTCATCCTCGCAGCGAACCGGACAGCGCCGGTGAAGGTAACAAAATGGATCGAAATTCCGGGATTGAACGTCACGCGCCAGGGGGCGACGAGTCCGGGAATGTGAGTGACGCGCGGGCGATTGTGCCGGGTCGGTTTCATGGTCGTCGCCCTCGTTTGTTGATGCGACGAATGTTAGACGAGAAAGTAGCAGCTTGCAAGAAACAAAACGCCCCGCATGGTTAGTGCGGGGCGTTAGGGCTACTTTCGCTCGCATCTACGTCACCGGCGAGCCTGGTGCGGGATACCCCGTTCGGTTACTGCTGATCGTTCGCGACATCCTTAAACATACTTTCGAAATGCGTGATCCCGGCGTCGATGTTATCGATAAGCCATTGTTCGTCGCGGTGGATCAACGCTGCGATACGGCGGAACAGCGTTTCATGCTTCGCGGGCACTTCAACGGCGACAGGTGCCGCTTGGGTGATCGCGGGTTGGCTGTCTTCCGGTGCATCTGTAACGTCGGACATGGTTTGTTCTCCTATGATGGGGTTTGTTGCGAACCGACACTTTAACACTTATTTCCGTGCCTCGCATGCGGCAAGCAACAGAAGGTCAACGAATTCGTCAACATCAGCCGGAGTGACCAACTCAACATCGCCGAATCGTTCCGCAAACTGTGCCACGCGCTGCTCAAATGCGTCGAGCATCTTTTCTCGTTTCGCCTTATCCGGCTCACATACGATCATGCGGATACCGTTGAACCGTTGTGCGTCAACTTCTAACGCTACGATATCGTTGCACAATGCGTCAGAAACGGTGCCGGACAATCGTAGCGCTTCGCTAATTTTCATTGCCATGATGGTGCGCTCCGTTATTCGCCGGTCGGTGCCGTCGTTGCTGCGGTAAGCGCCGCCTGCGTCTTTGCATGTGCCTCACGTTCGGCCTGCAACGCCGTATCCAACTCGACGACGTGTGCTTGCAATCCGGCATTTGCTGCTTGTGCTTCGTGTAGCGCTTCCGTCAACGCTTCGACATCTTCACTTACCGGTGCTACCTGCCGACCGCCGCCCAACAGAATAGCTAGTTCAGCTTGTTGAGAATGCGACGTACTTGCAATATTTACGGGTTTTCCCATGTCGTCCGACTCCTACAGTCAAAAGTTAGTGTGCCCTACCGCACACAT